AAGAAGGTGAGGGACAAGAGACCACAACTCAGTAACGAGCGCCAAGAAATTTCTATCTGACGCTCGCGACAAATCAAGAGTTGCCCAAAGTTTTGTTAGGGACGCATATAGTGCAGCTGCACGGTTGCTCGACTGATCTACGAAGTGAACATGTTTCCCAATATCGGAATTTTCGGTACGGGTATATATCCAATCGCGAATCCCTTGTTGAAGGAATTGATGCCAAGTAGGTTCGACAGCAATTAGTCGAGGTCCACGAGAATCCTTAGGTACTAAAATGACCTTAGAGGTTCTTGATTCCAGATCTAGGCGTGTATCACGCGCGGAAGCGACTTGCTTATGAGAGAAAGACTCCATCGAGTCACTCCCAACGAGGCAAGACCCCCAATAGTCATAAAGACGATAAGGGATAGGAACTTGATCCTTAGCTTCAATCATGGAATCTGCCACGGCACCAGGGCCGTGAGAGAATTTTAAAGAATATTTGGTATTACGATCGTAATCACCAAACACGCGATATAGCTCTCTCTTAGCTTCTGATAAAATGGCAGTGAACTGATTACGAGGGTGCATAGTGCTGTAGTGCTTTATAAAAGCATTTTCAGCTACACCATCGTTTTCATCCTTGAGAAAGGTCTCAATAACACGTTGCTCCTTCTCAGCACTACAAGGCAATTCAGTCTTGTAGAAGTAGAAAAATACTTGCCGTAGTTTCCTTACGGAATCTACATTAGGCTTGTTGAGAAGGCGTCCGCTAGAATCGAAGATCGTCCGAAACAGCGAACCCAAACAATGGGGGAGCTTCCGACATCCATGCATGTGCTTGAATGCGGAAGGTAATACGAAGAATCCAGATTTCAGACCCTCGTCCAAAGCTCTTCCGAGCGATGGTAGAGTGTCAGTTAAAAAGGCAAAACCTTCAAAGGTAAGCCTCTCCAGTGGAAACTCCTTTTTGGCGATTTTCAAGTCGTCAAAGAGGTTGCTAAGAACCTCCAACCCTAAACCAATAAGGTCTAGCGTTCGCTCCATCTTCCGGTTAGTAGCCATATATAATGTGGTTAAATGACAACTGGCGGCGGAGACAGATCAAAGGTAGTTACAAATTACCTTTCCTCATTTGCCCAATAACGGTTTGAGTCGCAAAGTCATAAAGACGAGCGATTTCAGCACGGATTTGAGCATCGGTAGCTTCCAAAGTAAAATCGACAATAAGTCGAGGTCCGACAAAAACGTCGGGATTAGTAGAAGTACCGGAGGCGAACTCTCGGTGCATTTTAATCATCAACGTTGACTTCTTCGTCAAGGACCCAGAAGAGTCCAAGGCGGAGTTTAGAAAAAGTTGGTGAGGCAGTGCAATGGTACCAGCAGCTTCGTTGTAGGTCACGTAGCCAGCCATTAATTTGGCGGCTCGGTTCCACGTCGTAGTTGACAGGCCAGATGCAGTAGCAGCTGAGAGAGAATACGGATCAGATAACATAACGTTCACTCCTTATAAATTCACACCACACTGTGTATAACGGTTAAAGAAAGATTGCGCCGGCCAGTTCGGC